AAGATACAGAGATACCGTGCAGCTGATTTACCTCAGTTGATGGACAAGATTTTTACTAACTCGTTAGGGTTGGATGACTACTTCGAGAGTTTCAATGGAATAGAAGCTCAGAGTTATCCACCCTTTAATATTGTACATATAAACAATCACGAGTCTAGGTTGGAGGTTGCACTAGCAGGATTTAAGAAGGAGGAAGTTAATGTCTACACCGAGTATGGAAAACTCCATGTTGAGGGCACTAAGGATACCCCTGAAGAAGAGGAGACGTTTATCCACAGAGGATTGGCGAAGAGAAGTTTCAAGAGACAGTGGACAATCGCAGAAGACACTCACGTCACAGAAGTTTCCTTTGAGGACGGACTCCTCGTTGTCAGGTTAGGTAAGGTGGTACCAGAGCACCATGCTCGTAAGGATTACCTATCATGAACAAACCAGGTGATGTGATGATGCACCCATTGTGGTGCATCCCAGTGATGTTATTGTTTACAACCACTACCATACAAACTATGCACACTGTTACACACTGGCATATGCAAATCGATGCTGATGCCTATTGTAGAAACAATGCTGAGTGGGTGGAGAGCAATACAACTGATGATTATTGACCTATATAATACACAACTGAAGAGACCTTAAGGGTCTCTTTTTGTATGGAGAAGAATATGAAAGAGACACCTGACTTCATAGGAGTTTATCCTGGTGCTTTCACAGAAGATTTTTGTGAGAGACTCATGAAACACTTTGATTTTGTTAGAAATAATACTACATACATACGATCTAGAGAAGTAGAAGGTCACGATCCTCTTAACATCGATGATCATTTCATGTATCTAAATGATTGGAATTTGAATGAGATAAAGGAACTAGGATTTATTAACTCGGAGTTTGCACAGGAATTTTATGGTACTATTGATCGGTACTATCCTCAGTATCGTGATAAGTATTCTGTTTTAAAACGTATTAATACAGACTATGGACCTGGGAGTGGCATCTTTGATCTTAAGGTGCAGAAGACAGAGACTGGTGAAGGTTTTCATGCTTGGCATTGTGAATCATTTGATAGAGGCACAATGTTTAGGTACCTTACCTATACTGTATACTTGAATACTATAAACGAAGGTGGAGAGACAGAGTTTTTATATCAAAAGCGTCGTCTTAAACCTGAACAGGGTACTCTGGTAATATTTCCAACAGCATGGACGCATGTCCATCGTGGCAACCCACCACTGGACAAGGCGAAGTATATTATTACCACTTGGGAAGAGTATGTTAAATAAAAATTGCTATTAAAACCATGAACATGTATGTAAACCTCTGCTCTGGCAGAGAAGAAAAGAAGGACACCTTGACAGTTGACATCCCACCAGTGTATACTGATGAGTTCAACCAGATGGTGCACATCCTTGCTGAAGAAAAGAATATCACTGCTCGACGTGCCTTCGTTGACATGGTAAAATTCACATTCGATAACTTAATGGAGAGAGACTATGAGCGTAAAGGTCGTAAGAATGCAAAACGGGGAGGACGTAGTAGCTGACGTAAAGGAGATCCGTCCTGAATCAGGTAAGTCTGCTATTGCCTATGAGTTCCTTGATGCTATGAGTGTACAGATCCTTAGATCTACTGAGGATATGTTTGATGAAACTAAATCACAGGATATGGATTCATTAGGTGACATTAAATTGGAATTTTTTCCTTGGTCACCATTGGCAACAGGCCGAAACATTGTTACACTGTATTCAGTGGTAGCAATCTCTGATCCACATTCTAATGTGGTAGAGGGTTGGCAGCAAGCACTAGAGAAATACAAATCATTAACTAAAGACGATGCTAAAATTGATCATACTCAAACACCACCCGACAACTTATTTGCTGGCTAAAATTACAGAGTTGGATGAGGAACCAAGTTTACTTCTTGAGAATTGTTACTACGTGACACCAGAGGGTGTGTTAGAGGAGTACCCCCTGCATACCAGTGATCGTGACATCTTCTTGACAAGTGAGGATGTTATGACTATGATGGATCCATCCTTGACGGTAACCAAGTTGTACGACGAAGCAATCAGTGAGTAGTTTCTATACTAACCTTTGTTTATTGGGTGATGATATTCTCTACCGTGGGTATGAGAATGGAAAACCTGTGCAGTATAGAGAGAGGTCAAAGCCAGTAATGTATCTGGTACCTGATGCTCAGAAGAAACCATCCAAGTATAAAACCTTGGATGGTAGGAAGGCATACCCGAAGCAATTCGACGGTGCTAGAGAGGCACGTGACTTCCTTAGACAGTATGAGAATGCTGCTGGTCTAGAGGTGCATGGGTATGAGAGATTCTTGTATCAACATGTTGCTCAGAAGTTTCCTTCTGATGTAGATTATGACATGACCAAGATGAAGATCTATACGATTGACATTGAGGTTGCATGTGAGAATGGTTTCCCTGATGTAGAAGCATCTGCTGAGGAGATGCTATGCATTACGATGAAGGATTTCAATACCAAGAAGATCATTACGTGGGGTACACGTGAGTATCAATCCAAGCACGAGTATCGTGTCTTCTGGACTGAAGCAGAGATGCTTGAGGACTTTATTGGATGGTGGGTAAAGAATACCCCTGATATTATTACAGGATGGAACTGTAACCTCTATGACATACCTTATATCTGTCGTAGAGTAGAGAGAATACTAGGAGAGAAGTGGAAGAAATCTCTGTCACCTTGGAAGAGGGTATATGATAGAGAGATCATCATTCAAGGACGTAAGAATATTGCTTATGAGATTACAGGTGTAAATATACTTGACTATCTTGATCTCTATAAGAAGTTTACTTACACCAACCAAGAGTCTTATAGACTAGACCATATAGCTATGGTAGAATTGGATGATGCTAAGTTAGATCACTCACAGTATGAAAACTTTAAAGATTTCTATACTAATGACTGGGATCGCTTTGTAGAATACAACATACATGACGTTGATCTTGTTGACCGTCTGGAAGATAAGATGAAACTCGTTGAGTTGTGTGTTGCTATGGCATATGATGCTAAGGTTAATTTCACAGACGTGTATTCACAGGTGAGAGTCTGGGACACACTGATATATAATGACTTAAGTAAGATCAATGTGGTAGTACCACCTAAAAGTAAGACAAAGAAAGATGACAAATACGCAGGAGCATATGTCAAGGAACCAAAGCCTGGCATCTATGATTGGGTGGTCAGTTTTGACCTTAACAGTCTGTACCCTCACCTTATCATGCAGTACAACATCTCCCCAGAAACCCTCTGTGATAGAAGACATCCAACTGCCACAGTTGAAGGACTGCTCAACAGAACAGTTAGGATCGATGGAGATTTTGCAGTGTGTGCCAATGGAGCACAATATCGTAAAGACATCCACGGGTTCCTTCCCCAGATGATGCAACGCATCTATGATGAGAGGACGATCTATAAAAAGAAAATGCTTAAGGCAAAGCAGGAGTATGAAACAAAACCAACCGACCAACTCAGAAGAGACATTGCTAAATTTAATAATGTCCAGATGGCAAGAAAGATCCAACTTAACTCTGCCTACGGTGCTATCGGTAACCAGTACTTCAGGTACTACAATCTTGCGAACGCTGAAGCAATCACACTCAGTGGACAAGTCGCAATCAGATGGATCGAAAACAAAGTAAACAGTTATTTAAACAAAGTATTAAAAACAGAGGACACAGATTATGTTATTGCTAGTGATACCGATTCTATTTACCTTAATCTTGGTCCTTTGGTACAAGCTGTATTCCCCAGTGGAGAGAAGGACGATCAGAGTACACTTAGTTTCCTTAAGAAGGTGTGCGATGTGGAACTTGATCGCTATATTGAGGGTGCTTATGAAGAAATGGCAACCTATGTAAACGCATATGATCAGAAGATGGTCATGAAGCGTGAGAATATAGCAAACAAAGGTATATGGACAGCGAAGAAGAGATATATTCTTAACGTATGGAATAGTGAGGGTGTCCAGTATGA